AGATCTAACACTTACACCGAATGGAACTGGCAAAGTCGTTGTAACAAGTTTAGAGGTCGCTGATGGATTAATTACATCTTCTGATTCATCTGCTGTTACAATCAATGATAATTTAGATGTGAATGGCACATTAACAGTAAATGGTACAGTAACAACTGATAGTACCAGTAATTTGTTACTAAACACAAATGGTGGTACAAACTCTGGCAAAATTGAAATCGTAGATGCCGCTAACGGAGACATCACAATAGAAACAGATGGTACTGGAGACATATTGCTTAAAGCAGGCGGTCAAGTTGGTATGGGTTCTGTAAGTTCACCTGATACTGATCTACATATTAAAAAACCAAATGCAGTAATCACACTTCAACGAACTGCAGATGCAAATCAACCTGGTATAGATTTTCAACAGTCAGGCGGAAACGTAAGAGCACAACTAAGAATGGACGGGACCAGTGGTACTTCAAATGAAGTTTTTGTTAAAACATATGATGGGTCCTCAACTGCAGAACGTTTCAGAGTAACACACACTGGAGCAAAAGTATCGGGAGCATTAGAAGTTACAGGCAATTTTACTGTGCTGGGTACACAAACAATTTTAGAAAGCACCACAACAGAAATTGAAGACAACCTTATTGCTTTAAATTCTAAAAATTCAGGAGGTGCAGATCTTGATGGTGGGTTGCTTATTGAAAGAGGTTCTGCCGGCAACAACGCAGTATTCTATTGGAATGAAGGCGAAGACAAATTCAAAGCAGTACTTTCAAATTCAGAAGCGACTGCAACACAGGTTACTGATTCAAGCACAGCAACTATTGTAGCAAACTTAGAAGGAACAGTCACAGGTACAGCATCTGTGGCCACAACTGTAACAGTCACTGACAATGAAAGCACAAATGAAGAAAATGTTGTGACATTTGTTGCTGGTGCAGATTCAGATGGAGGTAATGTTGGACTTGAGTCAGACGGAAACTTTACATACAATCCAAGCACAGGCGCAGTAACGGCAACCAAGTTTAAGGGCGATGGTTCAGAACTAACTGGTATAAGTTCAACAGGTGATGTTTCATTTAGTGGTACAACACTCAGTGCAAGTGATTCATCTTTGATCAACATTAATGAAGGATTAATTGTTGACGGCACTTTAAATGTGTCAGGTGCCTCTGAATTTACTGGCAACGTCACTACATCAGGTTCCTTTATAATTGGATCAGCATCAATGAATGAAACTGATTTAGAAAAATTAGATGGTATAACAAATGGTACAGTAGCGGCAAATAAAGCAGTGGTTGTTGATGGCAACAAGGACGCAGGGTCATTTAGAAATGTAACAGCAACTGGGTCATTCATTATTGGGTCAGCAGACATGAATGAAACTGATCTTGAGAAGTTGGATGGTATAACAAATGGTACCGTAGCGGCCAACAAAGCAGTGGTTGTAGATGGTAACTTAGATGCAAGTTCATTTAGAAATTTGACAGCCAGTGGTGCAATTACATCAGCATCATTTGTAACAACTGGTAACGCAATCACAATAGCAGACAATGAAATTACAACAGGATCTTCAAACGCAGATATCAATATAACACCACATGGCACAGGTAAGGTTGTTATAAAAAGTTTAGACGTAAATGAAATTACATCAACAGATTCATCAGCGATACAAATAGTTGATGCTTTGAATGTTAGTGGGAGAGTAACATCTGGAACAGGATTTACAGGAGATGTAACAGGAAATGCCTCAACAGCAACTACATTAGCAACTGCAAGAAATATTACGATTGCAGGTGATGTTGATGCAAGTGCCACAGCATTTGACGGTTCGGGTAATATTACATTAAACACTACTTTAGACACAGTTAATTCTAATACAGGAGCATTTGGTAGCACAACTGCTATACCAGTAATAACTGTAAATGGAAAAGGTTTAATTACGGCAGTATCAACAGCAACAATTTCTACAGTATTAGCAATAACAGATGGATCATCAAATGATAATGTTACTATTGGCACAGACACACTAACATTTAGTGCAACGTCAAATGAGACAACGGTGGCTGTATCAGATAACACAGTAACTATTGGCCTGCCGGATACCATCACTGCTAATACAACTGCAAAAGGATCTAATGCTATTAGCATAGCAGACAACTTAATTAAAACATCTGGTTCAAATGCAGACATCAGTATTGCACCACATGGCACAGGTAATATTAATTTAACAGCAGGTGCAGATGTAGTAATACCTGCCAACATAGGATTAACATTTGGTACTGGTGAAAAAATTGAAGGCGATAACACAGATATCACAGTAACATCAGGAGGAGCAATTAAATTAACAGCAACAACTGATGTCGTTGTTCCTGCTGACGTAGGTATAACTTTTGGAACAGGTGAAAAGATTGAAGGTGATAACACAAACTTAACAGTCACGTCAGGCGCTGATATTAATTTAAGTGCCACTGGAGATGTAAATTTACCTAACAATGTTGGATTAGTTTTTGGTGACGATGGGGAAAAGATCGAAGGTGACGGAACAAATTTAACTATTGCATCTTCAGGTACTTTAACTGTAAGCAATACAGGACTTATGAGTGTTGCTGGAGCACTTCAGGTTGAAGGAAACTTAACAGTAATTGGTACCACTGTTTCTACGTCAACGACAGAAGTTGAAGATGGATTACTAGCAATTAACACTACCAACTCAGGTGGTGCAGATATAGATTCAGGACTTCATATCAATAGAGGATCTGCTGGTAACAATGCTGTGTTCTATTTCAATGAAGGTGAAAACAAGTTCAAGGCTGTGTTATCAAGTTCAGGATCAGGAGTAACATCAATTGCTGATACTGAAGGTGCTACTCTTGTAGCAAACATTGAAACACATGGAGGTCAACCTTTAACACTGGCAGACAACACAATAACAACTTCTGCCTCTAATGCTGACATCACGTTAGACCCACATGGTACCGGTGACATTAATTTAACAGCAGGAGCAGATGTAAACATACCAGCGAACATAGGATTAACATTTGGAGATGATGGAGAAAAAATAGAAGGTGATGGTACAAATTTACAAATTAATTCTAGTGGCAATATAACACTGGATGCAGAAGGCGATGTTATAATTGATGCAAATGACCAGGATATAATTTTCAAAGATGCTGGCACAGAGTTTGGTAGACTGCAAAATTCAGGTAATGAATTAGTAATCAAGTCAGGTACAAGTGCCACAACTGCTTTAACTTTTTCCGGTGCTGAAGTAACACTATCAGCAAAATTAACAACTGCTGGTTCCAACAGAATGGAAATTCATGATAATGAAATCAAAACAGTAGCATCAAACGCCAACATAGAAATTACTCCACATGGCACAGGAAAAGTAGTGCTAGACAGAATACAGATTGATGATAACACAATACAAACAACAGAGTCTAATGCAAATTTAGAACTAATTCCAAATGGCACAGGTGAAATTGAACTGCAAACAGACACAGTTCAAATGTTTGCTAACACAGGTTTTAGAACAAGAGAATACATCATGCACGGTACAACAACCAATGCCACAGAAACAGAAATATTTGTTGGTGGTGTTGCAGATGCAAGGATACCGGTAGCCACTGATAGTACAATGACATTCACAGCAGACATAACTACACGAAGAACAGATGCTGATGGTACTGGTGCTGGTTATCATCTAAAAGGTGTTTTAGACAATAATGGTGGCACAGTGGCAGACGTGGGTGACTTGTATGAAATTATTATTGCTGAAGACAATGCAGATTTGGCAGTTGATGCCACAGCAGATAACACAAACAATTCATTGAAAATTACTGTGACAGGTGTTGGGTCACAAAATTACAGTTGGGTTGCTGTGGTTAGAACTTATGAGGTTATAGAATAATGCCAAGAACTAGAGGGTTCCAATGGGACAACAGATTAAAACAACTTAAAGTAAGAGGTAAAAAGGTAGTTGACCAGGAAAATGACTCCACAGTAAACACCATTAACAACGCTGGTTCAGTATCTGGCAATCCTGTTAGGATACTTGCTGAAGGTGATGATACAGATATTTCTATTAGAATAAGGGCAAAAGGTGCTGGAACAGTTGATATTGATAATTTAAGAATACGTGGTGAAACAGGAAACATACAAACAATAGCATCGAATTCAAATATAACACTTGATCCACATGGTACTGGTCAGGTTGTTTTAGATGCAATAACACAAATAGGATCAGGCAACGATCAACTACTAATTACACCTTCAGGCGGTAACGGGCCAAAGATTACAACAGAAAGTTCAAATGCAGATATTACAATTGACACCAACGGCACGGGTAGTATTAGATTAACAGCAGGGGCAGATGTAATTATTCCTGCAAATATAGGATTAACATTTGGCACAGGTGAAAAAATTGAAGGTGACAACACAAATTTAACTGTAACATCTGGTGCAGATATTAATTTAACGGCAACTGGAGATGTAAATTTACCTAACAATGTTGGCTTGGTGTTTGGCGATGATGGCGAAAAAATTGAGGGCGATGGTACAAACTTAACCATAGCATCAAGTGGAACATTAAACATATCAAACACAGGTTTGATGAGTGTGTCAGGTGCTTTACAAGTAAACGGAAACTTCACAGTATTAGGTACTCAATCTATTTTAGAAACCACAACTACAGAAATTGAAGATGGACTAATTGCTATCAACTCCAAAAATTCAGGTGGAGCAGATATAGATTCTGGTATCCATATTAACAGAGGATCAGCAGGAAACAACGCAGTATTTTATTGGAACGAGGGAGATGATAAATTTAAAGCAGTCCTATCTAATTCAGCATCAACAGTCACATCAGTAACTGATTCAAGTACTGCAACCATAGTGGCAAACATTGAAGGTGCTGTCACAGGCAACGCTGATACGGCCACTGCATTAGCCACCGCAAGAAACATTGGTGGTACATCCTTTGATGGTACAGGTGATATTGTTCCTGCCACTGTAACTGTTAGTGCAAATAATTCTACAGACGAAACTATATTTTTAACTTTTGTAGATGGAGCAACAGGGGCCCAAGGTTTAGAAACAGACACAGCATTAACCTATAATCCAAGTGATAATAATTTGACAGCAGGCAAAGTTACTGCTGGATCATTTGTAACCACAGGCAACGCAATCACAATAGCGGATAATGAAATTACAACAGGATCTTCAAACGCAGATATCAATATAACACCACATGGTACAGGCACAGTGGTCATGGATAGAGTTACAATAGATGACAACACTATATCTGCCAATGTTTCAAATGCTGATTTAGAATTATTTGGTAATGGCACAGGTGGTGTTGTAATTGATCAACTTAAATTTGAAGGCAATGAGGTAAGAACAACAGAATCAAATGCAAATATAGTTTTACAACCTTCAGGATCTGGTGTTGTGTCAATTGGCACCGGCACAGTATTACATACTGCAAATTCAGATACACCAACACTCACATCATCAGCAAGTGATCTAGATCATTTCCTAATAAATGATGGCGGTGTAATGAAACGTATCGCAAAAAATAATGTTAAACTGTCACAATTTAGTAATGATGCTAATTTTGCCTCATCTGCTAGTACTGGGTTTAGTACATCAACACTTGCAAGTTTTCCAACAGATGTTGGCGATTCATCCACTGTTGATTTTTCCGATGGTGAAGGTGGGGGTGTAGGAACAGGTACAACTTTTGATCCATTTGGTGTCAGTGTAGTGGCAGTATTTGACGCAAACGAGCCACGTGGACAGATACAATCAAGTGATTTAGGTGCAGATGAAAGTCATGTAGGAGCATAGAATTTAATAAATATTAAAACAAGGAATATAAATGCCAACTATTGTACAATTTAGACGCGGCACAACCGCACAAAATGATTCTTTTACAGGTAATACTGGTGAACTTAGTATAGATAGTACCAAAGATACTATCAGAGTACATGACGGCTCTACTGCCGGCGGTTTTGAAATGATTAACGAATCAGGCAAAGGGTCTGGGGATGATATAACATTTGAATCTGCAACCACTAATAAACCAGTACTTACTCTTAAAAATACACTTTCAACAGGACTAGGTGCTGAACTTGTATTCCAACAAGATCAAGTAACACCAGCAGACAATGATGTGATTGGTACTATTAGATTCAAAGGTACAGATGATGGTAGTACATCTATAGATTATATTAAAATTGTTGGAAAAATTATTGATGCATCAGATAGTTCCGAAGATGCTCAGTTAATAATCAACACACAGACAGCAGGTAATGATGCTGAATTATTAAAACTTGATTCTACAGATGGAATGACATTGAAGTCCAATGTCACAACAAATTATGTTACAGCCACAGTTGCATCAACCAGTATTGCAAATATCGATACGTTTGCCAAAGCAACATTTAGAACAGCAAAATATATTGTACAGGCCACACAAGGCAGTAACTATCAAATAAACGAAATAATTGTTACACATGATGGTACAACTGCTTATGCTAATGATTATGCTGAAACAAGAGATGGTGGTGTGCTATCCACATATACTGTTGACATATCAAGTAATGATGTAAGGTTAAGAACTACTAACGGAGCCTCAACATCAACTGTTTACAAAATATATAGAACTTTAATTGCTGTGTAGTATGTTTAAAGTTGGCAAAAATATAACAGTAAATGCAGACCAAGTTTTAGAATTTAGAGGTTTAAATGATGCCGGTGAAGAAATTAAAATTGGACAAATCAAAGGCAGTATCAAAGACAATAAAAAAGGTCAGGACCAAAGTGTCATCACTATTATAGGTCGTAAGGACGGACAACACAAACCTTTATTAACTGTTGCCAACAACGCCATTTATGCTCACCACAACGTACCATTATGCCTACAGAACACTGGTGGCAAGAAAACTTTTCTATCAGGTAAGTCAAGCACAAAGAGACACATTGATCTCCCAGACAGCAACGGCACATTAATGATTAATGATTCTGGCAAAGTCATGGCTTCTGAGTTGCCAACTAGTGATCCTAGTAATGCAGGACAACTTTGGAACGATAGTGGTACTGTAAAAATTAGTGCTGGTTAAACAATTAAGTCTAAGATTGTTTGCAATTTATTCTTTATAGATTTATCATTTAGTGTATGTTTTAACCCTTGGTGTAAAGGTTTAGGCCAATTGTTATTTGTGACCCAACAAAAACCACTGTGTTCACCATTTAGTTTTGGCACAAATTGATCTTTTACAACCACCACATAAGTATGAAATTGAAATTTATTATCGTTAGATGTAAAAAGTTCTAGTGGAATAACTTTGGTGTGTGTAGGCATAGATCCTATTTCTTCTATGCATTCACGTTTTAGTCCTTCAAAAGGTGTTTCAGTATCATTGGTTTTGCCACCAACTAATCCCCATTGACCGCTGTGTTTACCTGTTCTTTGTAACAGCATAAAGGATTTTGTTTTTTGTGCATAAAAGAAAGCACCAGAACATATTATTTTATCCATATCTATATTATAACTTACTTTGAATGGTATTACAAGACTAAACGCCAATCACCTGGCTTATACTCACCTTCATAAGATAATACCCATGATTCACCTGTCCATTTGTATTGAATTTGTGTTGTAGAATTTGTAACGTATTGTAGTAATGTTGAGTCCATTGTAGAATCTAGACTAGAGTCTAAACCAACACTAAAATTACTTGCATCAAAACTAACTGACCAATTTGAACCATCATATTGGATGATATCATTTGGACTTGCAACTAAATTACCCCAAGCATTTATTGTTCGTATTGTGGTTAGTGTGCCTATTGTTGTCGCTGGTGTTATTGGGTTGCTGATAGTTCTTGCTGTTGAGCCATCTGTTGTCATAGTTACAGTGAATATGTCATCTGCTGGTACAGTGGCCACTGTGTATTTTCCATTGTAATAATCTGGATAAGTGCCAGCGATTGTAACAGTATCGCCAACAGTCAATCCATGTGGATTTCTTGCTAATGATGAATCGTCTAATCTTCCAGTTTCTTTGGTTGTAACTGTTATTGTAGAGCCACTTATTGTTAAATTTGAAATCGGTATATTATCATTACCACCAATTGCCCGTGTAATTAAGTATCTTTGACCGTTTGCCGCCGCGGCTAAACCAGCATTAGGATCAGTACCGCCTTTTGTGCCTGGACCTGATTTTTGTGGATCCACAATAGCAGTAACGGCAGTCAGGGTATCAGTTGGTATTGTATCGGAGTCAACAGTGAACAATAGCACAGAATCATCAGTTGAACTAAGTGCAATGGTTCCGCTTATTTCTGTAAGTACATCATCCCCATATGCTGTATGCACACTTGCTAATAATTTCAATTGTGATATTCCGTCTCTGATATATCCAAACTGTGAAACAAGTTTATTCCAACTTATGTTAGGACCAAATTTGGAAGGCACATCAATTGCTTTTTCTTGTGATGCATGAGTATGAGTACTGTCTGCTCCTGACACAGAATCTCCACCACTGAATTCATCTATTTCTGAAACTAAATTACTTCCTAGTAATTGTACCTGCCCGTTTAAAACTAATATACCATAATTTCCTGGAGTAATTTTTTGTCTAGATAATAACTGGCCTCCTATTAATCCATCTATATCTATTTCAGATGCATCGTCATCATATAAACTTGCTATAATTTTTTCTACCACACCAAGTTTTTTAATCTTAGCAGGAGGATTTAACCATATAGGCATAGTAAAAGTTAAACTTGCTATGTCTAATTGATCGTCTGTGCCTTGTGGAATACTTCTGCTTGTAAACACAATGTCTGATAATTCTGCATAACTTAAACTTGTCCAATCTACATAATTTTCTGTACTTTGTAATTCTAATGCAGGGTTAAACAATACTAAAATTTGTTCTAATATTTGTAATTTTTGATCTGTGTTTGTAGTAATAATATCAGCACCCATTGTTAAATTATAAGGAGTTGGCATCATTCTTTCTATAGTATGTCCTTCTCCCATTGTATTTTTATATGTGCCAGTGTCTGTGTCAAATTTTCTTTCTCTAACATGGAGTTTATCTACAAATGTTGGGTCTTGCATTCTTTCTCTAGCATAACCTAAGTCTTTGATGTAACAACTTATTAGTGGGGCGTGCATGGCAACGTTCTCTGATCCTTGTCGCATAATGTTCGCAACTTGTCTACTTGGATCACCATATCTTGCTGGAACCTGCACAAATGCTTTTAGGCCGTCACTGTTTTTACCTGTTTCGTATTGAAAGTTACTGAGCATACGCACAAATTGTATAATAAATCTGCGTATTTGTTCATCGTAAAAATGTTGTATGTTTGTGTTTGCCATTAATTGTCTTCTCTAGGCTTCATAATCTCAGATAGTGATTGCCTTTCTTTATATGTTGTGCCATCTTTTCTTGTTGTTTCTGTTGTGTTGTTAATGAATCCAAACTTACCACCTGTTCTCGTAGTTTTGTTAGACATTGTAAGTCTTACATTATCTTCAACTTTAACAAATCTTTTGCCATCAAATTTAAACAATCTTTGTGGCACATAATCTGTTCTAAGAAATAATTGATCCTTTACAGGATATGTAGGAAATGTTGTTCCAAACCCTGCGGCATTTCCATTAGCCGCTATACCGTCTCCAGTAAGATAACCATCAATGTATCCGTTTGATTTTGCCGCTTCATATACTGTGTCTGATCCAATATTACTACTTGCTAAAAGATCTGCATTATCGCCAGTGACTAATGCAACTTTGCCAGTTTCATCTGTAGGTATAACAAAATAGTTTGATGTGTCATATCCTGACTTAGGAACATTGGCTTCTGCTTGTGTTATTATTGCTTCATTTATTTCTTTATCTTTGTCATAAGAACTGCCTACTCTGCCGTATGCATTTTCATCATCTTTGTCACCAAATATATCTCTATATTCTTGACTGTCCATAATTGGTTTAGTTTTAACTCTTAATAAATGTGGCCACCATGTTTGTGAAAATCCTTCTGCGGCCCTGCTTACATCTTCAACTACATAAAATCTTTTCAGTGCTTGATCTATTGTGTTGTCATTTATGTCAGTAGCAAATAATCCAAAATCATCTTTCAAATGTGGCAATTCAATAACATCACCTGACATAATTTTACGTCCCAAACGTTCAACTGTATCGTTCAAATGCACAGTCATAAACAATTGGTCATTTTGTAAAAATAATCCAAATTGGGTAAGGTCAAAATCTATGTCCTGTACATTATAAATGCATCGTGCAGTGAATACATCTTCGGAATATTTTCTATCTCTGTTTTCTAAAAATAATAAATCCTGGATTGTTGTTTCAGTAGTTTTTCCTACATAATTTGGTTGTGTTGCGTCACTTTTATTCCCTTGATCCTGTGGGCCAAGATACTTGTGAATATAGGCATCAGTACCTCCAACCTGAAACATTTCAAAGATGTTTCGATCAAGAAATCTGTAATCGTTGCCCTTTTCAGGCTTGAATATTGACAATCTAGGCATAACTTGTTTGTATTTATTGTTGGGTCGCGACTCTGTTTACAATAAATATGTGTATGGTTGACGCAGTAAACAGTATAACTTCAGCACAAACAGAGAAACAAAAAGTATTTGATTACGTTAGGACTCTGCTTGGCGATGGCATGGTTGATGTAGAACTAGACCCAAATCACTATGAAATTGCTCTAGATCGTGCAATAGACAAGTATAGACAAAGATCTGAAAATGCTGTTGAAGAATCTTATGGATTTTTAGAATTACAACCTAATCAAAATGTTTACACACTACCTGATGAAGTAGTATCTGTAAGACAGATATTTAGACGTACAGTTGGTGGTGCAAGTTCTTCCGAAGGAGGTACCGCCCTTGATCCATTTGAACTTGCCTACACAAACGTATATCTTTTACAAACAGGCAGACTAGGTGGACTAGCAACATATGACGCTTTTGCTGGATATCAGGAACTTGTTGGCAGAATGTTTGGTGGATTTATTAATTTTCACTACCAAGAAGTAAATCGCAGATTAGAAATAGTAAGACGTGTAAGATCAGCAGAAACTGTGCTATTATGGTTGTACAATCACAAACCAGATGAATCTTTACTTAAAGATGTGTATGCTAAACCTTGGCTAAGAGACTACACTCTTGCAGGTGCTAAATTTATGCTTGGTGAAGCAAGATCAAAATTTGCAACTGTGGCAGGACCACAAGGTGGTACAGCATTGAATGGTGATGCACTCAAAGCCGAAGCAACAAACGAAATGGCCGAACTTGATAGACAGTTAGAAATGTTTACAGAAGGTTCGCAACCTATGTCATTTGTTATTGGCTAAAAATAATCTTGCATTTTATATAATATAATTTTATAATAGTTTTATGCTTATAGGACTATGTGGATATATTGGTAGCGGCAAGAACGCAGTGGCAGAAATGCTAGTTAAAAATCACGGATATGAGCAAGACAGTTTTGCAAAATCATTAAAAGATGCAGTATCGGCTGTGTTTGGATGGCCAAGGGAACTACTAGAGGGCAATACCCCTCACAGTAGAGAGTGGCGAGAAGCACCAGACACATGGTGGACGGAACAACTAGAGATGCCAGTAAGTCCAAGACTGGCTCTACAAGTAATAGGAACTGAAGTTTTTAGAGGCAAATATCATAACAATATTTGGGTAGCATCTTTGCTAAGACGTGTAGGCGATCGTAAAGTAGTAGTAAGTGATGTAAGATTCCCAAATGAAATTAAACTTATACAAGAGTATGGCGGTAAAGTTATATGGGTGAAACGTGATATGCCAGAATGGGCAAATACAGGCATGGAAGCATCAATAGGCGACGAAAATGCTGTAATGACAATGCAAAAATTAGGCATACACAGTTCAGAATGGGCATGGACTGGCAGTCAATTTGATTATACTATTAATAATGATAAAGGATTGCAGGAACTTGAAGAGTCTACAAATTATCTGGTATCAAATGTCCTTGACGCCAACTAGATTTTGTTTTGCTTATACTTCTTAATCGCAAACAATTAGCACATAAAGTTTTTAAATTATTGTAACTATTATTATTACGATTACCGTCTATGTGATGCACGTCTAATTGTACTTCATGTTGTGCTTGAAATCCACAGGATTCACATTGTTGTTTTTTATTGTAACCTGCTTTTTGCCAATTTGCAAGGCCGTTTGTTTTCTTTTTGGCATTTTTTCTTACACAAACATCACATCTTTTTCTGTAATAGACTTTGTTGCCCTTTTTATAATTATACGCCGCCGGCCGTGCGTTACATTGAATACAAAGTGGTCTATTAGTCATATTAATATTTATTCGTCACCTTTAAAGGGCAAATAATTTGGGTAAAAACGACGATTAATTATAAATACTTGCAACTTAACTTTAAAAGAGGAATAAGCATATGGCACTAATCGGACCAGGCGTAGAGGTTAGCGTAATCGACGAAAGTTTTTATGCGGTATCAAACCTTGGTATGACGCCAATGATATTCGTTGCGACAAGCAAGAATAAAACATCAGGTACAGGATCAGGAACAGCGGCAGGAACTACAAGTTCAACTGTTGGATCTGTGTACGCAATCTCTTCACAGAGAGAATTAACAGCAACATTTGGAAATCCAACTTTTGCTTCTGACTCATCAGGTAATATGTTACACGGTGCAGAAACAAATGAATATGGACTATTTGCGGCATACTCACTATTAGGTGTTTCTAATAGAGTATATGTTGTAAGAGCAGATGTTGATTTAGCAGAATTAGGTGGAACATCATCTAGACCAGTAGGAACACCAGCAAGTGGAACATATTGGTTAGACTTAGCAAACACTAAATTTGGAATCAAAGAGTGGAACAAATCTACGCAAACGTTCACTGTAAAAACTCCAAAATTACCAACAACAACTGAGGTAACATCAGGTGTTCCAAAAACAAGTTTTGGATCAATAGGTGACTATGCTATTGTGGCATATTCAAATACGTCTAATAAACTGTACTACAAAACAAGATCAAACACTTGGGTACAAGTTGGCTCTGCCAACTCTGAGTCAGGTGACGGAGCATGGGTAACATCAAATCCTACTATCCAAGGTACAAAAACAAACGTAACATTGACACAAAATGAAACATTTACAATTAATGGTAGTTCAGTATCATTAACTGGTACAACAATGGCTTCAATGGCTACTGATATTAACAACGCAAACATTCAAGGCGTTTCATCAGCAGTGGTTGACGGTGTACTAGAAATATACGGAAACTACACAGCAGACGGAAACGCTGATTCAACTGCAGATGGTTCAATTGTACTAGCGGCATCTACTCCAGGTACTCCTTTAGCAGATGTTGGTATAGACACAGGAACTTACTATGTGCCTAAATGTCACGTAGGTGAGTCATATGATTTACCATTGTTTGAAACAAGTTCATCTACACCAAGACCAACTGGATCAATTTGGATACAAACAACTCCAGTAAACAACGGAGCCGACTTTGCAGTTAAATTATACTCAGATACAACTGGTGCATTTACATCACAAACTGTGCCTGTGTACGACACACACCATCAAGCAATTTTTAACCTTGATAAGTCAGGTGGCGGTCAAACACTATTAAACACAGACTTATATGTGCAAGTAAACAGTTCAGAAGATACAGAGGTTGCAAACCAAGGTGACTCATCTGTTGTAACTGGTAAAGCAATTGATTATCATGTGTTTAAACGTAATGTTGGAGATGGATTGGCAGTAAGTGCCACATCACCAGTAGCATTAGGTTCAACACCATTTACTAACTCAGAAAAATTTTCTATACAAGAAAGTATTCCAGGACAAGAAAGATTAAATTCTCCTGTTGAAGTAACACTGGGTGGTACAGGCGGTGATGATTTTGTTGCGGCAGTATCTGCGGCAGGCCTTAATTATGTGTCTGCATCATATGATTCTACAACTGATAAAATTACAATTTCGCACTCATTGGGTGGTGAAATTAGACTAAAAGACGTAACAGGTACACCTGTTGTCGATGCTAAACTTGGAACAAGTTTTGCAAGTGCATATGGCTTAAATGAAGATGAAACTACAACTTTTGCAGGAACTACAACTTCAGGAAATTCAAATGTTGCTGACAACCTATATGTTGCACCAAGTGGATCAAACCCAGCGGCAGATGTTTTGATATCTGGTTGGGAAAAACTAAGTTACGAAGCAAATACTATTGCTCCAGTACAAGATCCAGAAGATGGAACGCTTTGGTATGACACTAATTTAGAAGCAGACATATTAGTACACAATGGTTCTGCTTTTGTTGGGTACCAAAACGGTGGCACTGACATCAGAGGCTTTAACTTAGCAAACACTGATCCAAACGGACCAATATTGTCTGCTACTGAGCCTGAAACACAGTCAGACAACACAATACTAGTAAGTGGTGATTTATGGATTGACACTTCCGACTTAGAAAATTATCCAAAAATTTATAGATTTGATGATTCACAAGTTGAAGGCAAGAAATTTGTATTGATTGATACAACTGATCAAACATCAAGTGATGGTGTGTTATTTGCAGATGCAAGATACCATACTGGTGCAAGTTTAGATGTAATTGAAGATATAAACTCTACAATTAAAGATCTACTAACAGACAACTACTTAGACCTAGACGCTCCAGATCCTACGATATATCCAAAAGGTATGTTGTTGTTTAACACTAGACGTTCAGGTTACAATGTTAAGAAATTTGTCAAGAGCAAGTTCTCAAGAGCCAACTTTGCTTCAACAACTGATTATCCAACTCTACCTACAGAAAAAGATGCTTGGGTAACACAGTCAGGAAACAAAGAAGACGGTTCACCATATATGGGAAGAAAAGCACAAAGACAGGTTGTTGTAAAAGCACTACAAAGTTCAATTACTTCTAACACAGCAATACGTGAAGAACAAAGAGAATTCAATGTAATTGCTTGTCCAGGATATCCAGAAACTATTGACGAGATGGAAACATTGAACTCAGATAGAGGATTTACAGCATTTGTTGTAGGTGATACTCCATTTAGATTAGCACCAACTACTACTGCCATTAATGCTTATGGATTAAATTCAAACTCTGCCGCTACAAACGGTGAAGATGGATTGACTACTAACAATTCATTCACAGGTGTTTATTATCCATCAGGATTTACAAGTGACTTAGCAGGAAACAACGTGGTTGTTCCACCGTCACACATGGCACTAAGAGTTATAGCATTAAACGATGATGTAGCATTTCCATGGTTTGCACCAGCAGGTACAAGACGTGGCTTAGTTGATAATGCATCAGGCGTTGGTACAATTAACGCAACAACTGGTGAATTTGAAACTATTGGTACATCAAACACATTGAAAGATGCGTGTGCAACTGCAAGGATCAATCCAGTAACATTTATTAATGGTGTTGGACTTTCAGTATTTGGACAAAAAACAAGACAAGAAGCAAGTTCTGCCTTAGACAGAATTAACGTAGCAAGACTTGTAAACTTTGTTAGAAACCAATTAGATAAAATTGCTAAACCGTTTATATTTGAACCAAATGATCAATTAACAAGAAATGAACTTAAACAATCAGTTGAGTCGTTCATGTTAGAACTAGTAGCACAAAGAGGTTTATATGACTTTGCTGTTGTTTGTGATGAAACAAATAACACAGCGGCTAGAATAGATCGTAACGAATTATATGTAGACGTGGCAATTGAACCTGTAAAAGCAGTTGAGTTTATCTTTATTCCAGTAAGACTCAAAAACACAGGCGAAATAGCACAATTATAGTACTTTAAAGTGCCTAGGACATTGAAAATCTTAGGCACTTTTTTTATTGACTACTTTGCCCTTTAAAGGGTACGAATTAAAAAAATCTTCGATCGTGGTAAATAAAACAGTAATAGGAGACAACAATGGCAATTAGTACACTATCAAAATTTACAGTACCTTTAGCGTCAGATCAATCTGCATCGAATCAAGGTCTGTTAATGCCAAAACTTCAGTATCGCTTTAGATTGGTACTTGAAAATTTTGGAGTATCAACACCACGTTCAGAAATAACAAAACAAGTTCAAGATGTTACTAGACCTTCAGTTTCATTTGATGACATTACACTAGATGTTTACAACTCAAGAGTGTATATGGCTGGTAAACACACTTGGGAACCTATTACAATTAATTTACGTGACGATGTAAACAACTCTGTGTCTAAACTTTGCGGTGAGCAAATTCAGAAACAATATGATTTCTTTGAACAATCAAGTGCGGCGTCTGGTATTGATTACAAGTTCCAATCTAGAATTGAAATACTAGATGGTGGTAACGGTGCCAACACAGCAAACGTTCTAGAAACATTTGAGTTATATGGATGTTACGTTCAAAACATTAATTACAACACTTTGGCTTATGCTACTAGTGATCCGGTTCTAATAACATTGACTGTCAAATACGACAATGCAATACAAACACCGCGAGGTACTGGCATAGGAACACAAGTAAGTAGAGCAATCGGTACAGCGGCAACGGGTTAAGGAGGTGACCT